ACTCCAGGCGGTTCGTACAACGTCATCGTCCCTGCGGTCAGCAAGCTGTATTTCGTGACCAACAGCACGGGCGCAGCGCAGACGGTGAAGACCTCGGCTGGTTCTGGCATTTCTGTCCCAAACGGCGCTCGGATTGCGCTACGGTGCGACGGTACAGATGTGCTGGAGGCGCTGAACTACTTCGGTTCTTTGACGCTGGGCGCGGCGTTGCCGGTGGCTTCGGGTGGTACGGGCGCAGCAACGCTGACAGGCGTTCTTAAAGGCAATGGAACGTCAGCGTTTACGGCAAGCAACGTAAACTTGGCTTCGGAAGTTACCGGCACCCTGCCCGTGGGTAACGGGGGCACGGGAGCCGCTACGTTCACGGCGAACAACGTCCTGCTCGGCAACGGCACTTCGGCTTTTCAGGAGGTGGCTCCGGGCACGGCGGGCAACATTCTCACAAGCAACGGAACGACTTGGCAATCCACTGCCCCGGTTGCAAGTGGGGTTACCACCATCAGTTTTGGCTCAACCGGGTTGACGCCTAGCACGGCTACAAGTGGTGCAGTGAGTGTTGCGGGGACGCTGGCAATTGCCAACGGCGGTACGGGGGCAACAACTCTCGCGGGCGCAAACATTCCGGCCACCAACACTGCCAACACCTTCACCGCCACACAGACCTTCAGCGGTTCCACCAGCGTGCTGGGAATGGTGCTCAACGACGCAGCCGAAGTCGCCACCATCAGCGCCACAGCGGCCACAGGCACGATCAACTACGACATCACCACGCAGTCGGTGCTGTACTACACCTCCAACGCCTCGGCCAACTGGACGGTGAACTTCCGCGCCAGCAGCGGCACCAGCCTGAACACGGCGATGAGCACGGGGCAGAGCGTGACGGTGGCGTTCCTTGTCACTCAAGGTGCTACGGCGTACTACAACAACGTGGTGCAGGTGGACGGCACCACTTCAGGCGTGACCACCCGGTGGATCGGCGGAGCGCCTACAGCGGGCAATGCGTCAGGCATTGACAGCTACCGCTACGTTATCATCAAAACGGGCAGCGCCACGTTCACCGTGCTGGCCTCTGTCAACCAGTTTAAGGCGTAATGAACTCCGCATACGTTTACATGCTGACTGACCCCAGAAATGGGGTGCCTTTTTACGTATGTAAAGGCGTTGGTAGACGTTGCCATTTTCATGCTTGGGAGGCTAAAACCTCAACTGCATCAACATATAAACTAAACAAGATTCGTAAGATTCAAAGTCTCGGCTTAGATATTATTGTGCGTAAAGTTGAAGAAAACGTAAGTCATGAGCAAGCTAAAGAACTTGAATGTTTTTTAATTGCTGAAATGCGTGACTTTGGCATTGAACTGACAAATCTTACTGATGGCGGTGATGGTCGGTCTGGTTATGTCGCCAGCCCGGAAACAATTGCTAAAACTAAGCATGATTGGACTGACGAGCAAAAACAAAAAATTAGTGACTCGCTTAAAGGCAAAAGCAACCCATGTACTGAGCAGCGCAGACAAGCCATTATTGCTGGTACGACCGGCGTAAAGAAAAGCACGACTATTAACATGCGCAAACCAAAGAGAAAAGAACAGTGCCCGCACTGCGGCATTATGGCGAGTGGCGGCAACTTGGCAAGATGGCATTTAGACAACTGCAAGTATAAGGAGTAAAAATGCCGTTACAAGAAACAAGTGGCGCAGCTACATACGATGCTTTTGGTGGCGGACCTGCGGTTGCAGCTAAGTACATTGAAGACTATTTCCAAACTTGGCTCCGAACCGGCACGGGCGCATCTGCAACGGTAACAACTGGACTGAACGCAAGCATCAACAAGTCGCTGGTGTGGACAAAGTCTCGTTCTGCGGCTACAGACCACAAATTGACTGACACAGTTCGCGGCGCAACCAAGGCGCTGGTTAGCAATAGCACGGCAGCCGAAACGACCGACAGCCAAGGGTTGACTGCGTTTAGCTCTACCGGCTACACCATCGGCACAAACACAACGTACAACAACAGCGGTGCTACTTACGTTGATTGGCAGTTTGTTGCTACGCCCAAGTTCTTTGATGTGGTGACGTATACGGGGGATGGGAATACCAGTAGAACAATTGCCCACAGTCTTGGGTCAACGCCCGGATGCGTAATTGTAAAACGCACCAGTAACACAGGAAATTGGAATGTGTGGCATCGTTCTGCCAATGGAAATCTTCAATTAAATTCAACTTCTGCCGAAACTGACTTTAACAATTGGTATCCCGCAGGAATGACATCAACCACGTTTGGTGTTGCCGAAGTTAATACGGGCAATACTAATGATGCTGGCAGCGTCTACGTCGCCTACCTCTTCGCCCACGATGCAGGCGGCTTCGGCGCGTCTGGCACGGACAATGTGATTTCGTGTGGGAGTTACACAGGGAATGGAAGCGCGACAGGGCCTGTTATTACGCTTGGGTATGAGCCTCAATGGGTTTTAGTAAAAAGAACAAGTGCTGCCGGTACAGATTGGTACATTATTGACAATATGAGAAGCATGGCTACCGTTAATTCAGACGGAAGCGCACTTCTAAGGCCAAATACTTCTGCGGCAGAATCCACATCAAACCCTGGCGGGACTTATTTGTGGGCTACTTCGACAGGCTTTCAAATAAAGTCAACTGATGGTGAAGTGAATAGCTCTTCGCAAACCTACATCTACATCGCCATCCGCCGTGGCCCGATGAGGACTCCGACGACGGGGACGAGTGTGTTTTATCCGGCGACCAATAGCTCTGCAACCGGCACACCGGTGACAACTGGGTTTGTCATGGACATGCAGATGATGGCCGAGCGTGCGGGCAATGCAACTAACACTGCAGTCATGAGCCGATTGACGGGAATTGACACCGACAGCGGCGGAAACAGTTTCCCGTTCTTGACCACATCCAGTACATCTGCTGAACTTGGATCCACCAATCGTTCCAAGATGTGGGGCAACACAGGCTTCCAAGTGCCTGCCTACTACGCAACTCTGTCTTCAAGCTATTGGAACTTCCGCCGCGCCCCCGGCTTCTTTGATGTGGTGTGCTATACGGCGGACTCAGTGAACGGAAGGGCGCTATCACACAATTTGGCTGTAACTCCCGAAATGACTATTTTTAAGTCACGAGGGGCAACATCGCAATGGTACATCTGGCACTCAGCGCTTGGAGCAACAACACAAGAAATATATTTTACTAACGGCGCAGTTTCGTTAGGAGGATTGTTTACTCAGGCCCCAACAGCGGCAACTTTGTATTTGAGTAGCGGCAATGTCAATTTTTCTAGTTTTGGTAATTGCATCTCCTACCTCTTCGCCACCGTAGCAGGCGTCAGCAAGGTCGGCAGCTACACCGGCACGGGCACCACGCTGCAAGTCAACTGCGGATTCACTGGAGGTAGCCGGTTTGTCATGATCAAACGCACGGACTCCACGGGCGACTGGTACGTCTGGGACAGCGCACGCGGCATCGTGGCGGGTAATGACAGCTATCTCGTTTTGAATTCAACCGCAGCGGAAGTAACAACCACTGATTGGGTTGATACGCACTCACCCGGTTTTGAACTTAGTAATGCCGCAGGCAACAACGTCAACATCAACGGGGCAACCTACATCTTTTTGAGCGTGGCTTGAGATGACCAAAGACAAGTTCAAACAGGGCTACACACGCAGTAAGGCAGACGCCAAGCGGCGCGGCATCGAGTTTTTGTTTACGTTTGAAGAATGGAAGTCTTGGTGGCTAGAGACTGGAAAATGGGAGATGCGTGGAAAACGTGCCGGTTGCTATCAAATGTGCCGGAAGAACGATGTTGGTCCCTACGCTGTGGAAAATGTTTACTGCGACACAGTAGAGGCTAACAGCAGACTTCCTCATGCTGGGGCTAAGCGCCCTGCCGCATGGTCTGCCAAGATTGGAGACTCATTGCGTGGTCGATTGAAGTCAGCAGCACATGCCAAAGCACTAGCTGCCGCGCTTTTGGGCAAAAGATACAAGACCCCGGCAGGAGTGTTTGACACATCTGCTGAATGCGAAATGGCAACCGGCGTCAAGCGTGCAACTGTGATGTGGCGTTGCAAAAACAACTTTCAGGGCCAGTGGGCTTACGCATAAGGAATCATCATGCAAATCAGACTTCGCGCCACAGGCGCAGTAATGCTGGAGGGCGAATTCCGCGCTTACCAGAAGGCCAACGGTGGCCCCACTTGGGACCGCACCACAGACGAGGTGCTGGAGGCTCTCGGTGCTGACCCGGTGTTTGAAGGCCCGCAGGCATCAGGCGGTACGGTCTATCAGTTCTCTATGCCTTCTGGTGTTGAGCAGATCGACGGCAAGTGGTACACCAAGCACATCCTTGGCCCTGTCTTCACAGACACCGAAGATGCCACCGCTGCCGAGCAAGAAGCGGCGTACAAGGCTCAGAAAGACGCCGAGCAGGCCAAGTCTGTACGTGA